ACGCACCTTTTTCTTTTCGTTTGCCCCGCGTTTGTTCTTGGCACGGGGCGGGCGCTTAACTGGGGGGAGTTCTTCGGACATGGTTTGGGTTTAGTAAAAACGGACCAAAGCTCAAGCCTTCCTCATCCATTTCATTTCGCCACGGAACTCCGAGTGCTTGGCGTGGGCCTGGAGCACAAACCCGGCATCCCAAAGCATACATTCAAAGTAGGCCGGATAGCTGTTGTTGTGGTACTCGAGCATGATTGCCTTGAACTCTCCCAAGCGTCCTTCCGCCTGCAATGCGGAGAGAATGATCAGCTCGGCCCCCTCGGTATCAATCTTGAGGATGTCGGCCTTGGGCAAATGCTTGGCATGGGTGACGGCAACCTTTTGGAGCTGGTTAGGATTGTTGCGGTCAAAACACAGCGAGAACTCGCCACGGTTAAAACCGATTAGACTCAAGTCGCCTTCGCCGTCCCGGTCCAGCACAGCCTGGTTGTTTGTAACGATGTTCTGCTTCCCGAGTGAAGCCACCGTCTTGCACAGCAGTTGATAGTTGCCCGCGTGTGGCTCATAGCAGTGAATTGTGGCACCGGGCCAACGCTTGATTGCCCACCTGGTAAAAGCTCCAATGTTTGCCCCCAGATCGAGGATGGTTGGCGGCTTCTCTGGATTGTACGGGATGTCGTAGGAGCCTTCCAGAACGTCGGCGCAATGGTCTGCGCCAATACCCTCGTCCAAAAACTCCTTGGGCCAGAGGTTCAAATTGGCGTCGGGCTGTCTCCAAGAAGCGTTAAGTTCGTCCTTGAGCTGTTCCGTCGTCAGCGGAAGGCGCAGGCTGGTTTCGTGCGGCACCACAACGTAGGTATCAACGAACATGGGGATCGAGCAGTCACGGCACAGCTTGCAGAAGAAGTAATCCTCCCCGTACATGGTGTTGCCCGAGTAATCGTTGTCGCGGACGACATCCACGATGGCGCTAAACGCTTCCGACTCCACCTTGGCGGTGTCGCAAATGGCTTTGATCCGCTCCAGCTTTCCGTCGCTTGTACCGGAACCAATGAGGCCGGTGGGGAAAAACTGGTGGCGTGCCTCGGCTTCGCAGCCCAGCTCGCGGTGCCAGTAGGCAAGCTCTGGCTTCTGGCGGATCATTTCCTTGAAGGCGTCCACCTCAATTTTGCAGAAGCCAATCGGCATCTGGTGCATTTGCAGCAGACCGTCATCGCGGACAAAGGCTTCCGGTCCATTCTTGGACCCGTGGAAGGCAGACGGGATGGCGTGGTAGCAATACTGGGCCGCAACGACCGGCTCCTTATGCTGGGCAATGCGCCAGAACATTGAAAGCGTGTCCATCGACTTCTCGCAGCCCAAGTCTTTGTCCCAGAAAAACAGGGTGTCGTACCCGCCGGTTATGGCGATCCAGGCCATTTCATCACGGGCAAGCGCAACGGATGTCCCGGCGCAGAACGTGAAATCAACCTTTGTGTCCGGCAGATCGGCGGAGACAATGGTGGTTAGTGCTTTAACAAGGTTGGGCGAAAGCCCGCCCTTGACTGGAATGGCGATGAGTATGCGACGCATGATGTGATTGAGTGGCTAATGGTGTTGTCCTCAATCTGGAAATGGCCCATAGCAGTTGTAATAAGCGTAGCTAATACCTAACGCAGGTTCCCATTGGCTATTGTTTTGCGGCTGGCGCTGGTTATTGGTGGCCTATGCCTCAACTCATCTCGCTAGAAGAACACGACGCCACAATTCAAGAACTAGCCCGTGACTGGACCCAAGACCTCCCGGTGAAGAACGGGATTGCCTGCCCAACGTGCGGCAAGGAGTTGTTCGACACGCACCCGGCTTCCGTAATCCTTGGCTGCAATGTCCCCAAGAAGCACATCCATTGCCGGTGCGGGTATCGCGGTAGCCGTCTCGCCTGATGTCTAAAATTGCCTTCTCTGACCAGTTTAAGCCGTCTTTTGGCTTTCCCTACCCGCCGCTACCCACGATGGAGGAGATGAAGCTGTGGGACATTGACCGCATCAAGAAATACAAGGAGGCCCGCGATCAGGTTGTGCTTAATGCCGAGCGCAATCCCATCGGTTTTGGATTCACTTTGCCGATGTGGCAAGAGGTGATGAACAACTGGGATAAGTACACAACTCACGTTATTCTTGGCGGCAACCGTTCCGGCAAAAGTACGTTTGCGGCACGGTTGGCGACATGGGCGGCTTGCACCATCCCGCAAGCCGAGGTGCGGGGCTACCAAGTAAACAAGGTTAAGAGCGTGGATGAAATGCAGCGGTACATTTGGGAGTCCATTCCGCACGCAACAAAGAACCTGCAATCAAAGAAGGGCCAGAATCACTCCATCCAGTTTAGCCAGAAGAACGGATTTACGGACGACATTTGCATCTTCCCGCCGCTGCCAGGATACCAGCGAGGGGGGTACATCCGGTTTAGCAACTACGCCCAGTATTCGGACGACCCCAATACGGCGGAAGGTTTCAAAACCCATTTAACGTGGTTGGATGAGGAGTGCCCGCCCGCGCTGTTTGATACCCTGCTCTACCGCTCCATTGACTTTCACGGGCGGATTTTGCTGACGTTTACAACCATCCAAGGTTACACGCCTTTGGTGCAAAAGATTTTGGGAAAGACCAAGACCATTAAAAGCGCTTACGCACCTTTGCTCGGTCGGGAAATACCGATTATCCAAGAAAGTTTAAGCAACCCCGATACCTGCATTTACTACTTCTGGACGGAGCACAATTCCTTCCTCGGGGACGATAGCTTCATCCAGAAGTTGAAGAGCCGCCCAAGGGACGAGATCCTCGCCCGCGCCTACGGCATCCCGACCAAGAGCGTTTCCGGTGCCTTCCCCACGTTCAGCAAGGACGTAAACGTGGTAAAGCATGAGGACTTTCCGTTTGTAAAAGACCCGAAATATCCGGTTACGCGCTACATGGCCATTGATCCGGCTGGCAAAAAGAACTGGTTTGTCGCGTGGGTTGCCATTGATTCGGCTGGAACGTGGTGGGTGTACCGGGAATGGCCCGATTACGACGATTGGGCGCTGCCAGGGCCAACAGTCGAGGGAAAGACCGGACCGGCCCAGAAGGGCGTAGGAAAGGGTATAAAGGGCTATGTGGAGCTTATCCTGGGGCTGGAGGAGGGCGAACCCATCTATGAACGCTTCATTGACCCCCGCCTCGGTGCCGCTGAACGCCAAAGTGCCGACGGTGCCACGACCATCATCTCCGACTTGGACGATGCCGATTTCATTGTCATGGCGGCTCCCGGCGTGGACATCGAGAACGGGCTGCAACTCTTGCAGAACAAGATGGCTTACGACGATACGCAGCCCAGAAGCAGCGTTAATGCCCCCAGCTTTTACGTTTCCGACCGTTGCGCCAACATCATCTACGCCCTTGGGGAGTACACCGGGCGCGGCGGCACGACCGAGGCCACCAAAGACCCCATTGACTGCCTGCGCTACATAGCCGTCTCAGATGCCCAGTTTGTTGAAACGCCAAAAGCCGACAGCAACCTCATTTACGGCAAAACAGGCGGATACTAAAAAAGTGCTTGCCAAGCTACCATTAGCTCAACTTATGGTAGCCCATTGAGCAGCTTTAGCGGAAGTTTAACCCAACCGAACCCAAATTCGGCCCTACAACTGGCTCCCGAAGGGGAGGACGGTCCCGATTTTAGCGCCCTGAAGGATGCTTTCCAGCGGGCCATTACTGAGAGCCAGCCGTACATCGACCAATGCCGTCAGAACTACCAGACGCGCTACGCCCTCTGGACCGGCCAAACTGCTGACGGCAAGAAGCACTCCCGCGAGGGTGCCAAGATTGACCCGACACCGTGGGATGGCGCTAGTGACCTTCGCGTTTACCTGACCGACAACCTGATCAACAAGAAGGTTGCGATGATGCGTATGGCCTTCAAGCGCGGTGCGCTGTCTGCCACGCCAATCGAGGGCAATGACATCAAGCGCAGCCGCGTGGTTTCCAACTTCATGCGCTGGCTGATCCAGACGCAGATGCCCGATGTGGACCGCGAGATTGAGCTTCTGGCCAATTACATCCAAGAGAAGGGCATTGGTGTTACCGGCCAGTTCTGGGAGACGACGCAGGAAAAGACCCTGACGACGCTTCGCCTCGATGATTTCCAAGCGCAGTTCCCGCAGTTTGATGTGCCAATGATGTTGGCGACACCGGACCTTGCAGACAAAATTGCGGCTGTATTTGAGGAGCAATTCGGATGCTCCAAGGGCAAGGCGAAGCGAATGATTCGTGAGCTTCGTGAGACGGGCGAGACGACTGTTGCCACGCTTGGCAAAGAGAAAAGCCGTCCCGTACTGCGTGCCTTCAATTTGGATTCGGACTTGTTCGTAAGTAGCTCCACAACTGATATTGAAAACGCTGCTGGGATATACCGAGTCCAATACTTTACCCCCGAGAAACTTCGTTCCTTTGCCAATTCCGAGGGCTGGAACAAAGACTGGGTTGAGAAGGCAATTGAGACCTGCCGGGGACAACTTCTGACATTGCAGCCGGTTGAGTTCCAGCAATGGCAAAGCCGTTCGTTCATCTTCACCCAGCAGCGCAACACCGACATGATCGGCGTTGTTTTCGCCTACCAGCGGCTGAGTGATGAGGATGGCGTTCCAGGCATCTACCTGACGGTCTTTAATCCCAACCTGGCTCCCGACAAGGACCAGCCCGGTTACGCCAAGTTTAGCTTGCTCGGCTACGCCCACGGCCAGTACCCGTTCGTCATCCATCGCCGCGAGTACCTTTCCCGCCGCCTGCATGATTCTCGTGGTCTGCCCGAGCCGTTGAAGCCGTTGCAGGACCAGATTAAGGCGCACAAGGACAGCCGCATTGATGCCGCCTCAATTTCGGTCATCCCCACAATTCTTTACAAGGTTGGAAAGCCCCCGAGCCGCATTGGCCCCGGCGCTCGCATCCCGGTAAGCCGTCCCGACGAAGTTCGCTTCATGGACCGCATCATGCCGGACATGAATAACGACAGTTCCGAGGATCGCTTGGCTTCCAACGCCAAGGATTACGT